AAAGGCTTCAGGTCGCTTGGCTTTATCGAGTCACCAAAATCTTCTTTTAGCTCTTCGGGGGTGTACTCGTGCAGGGGCTTGCCGCGCGCGCGAATCTTTCCAACAACATCGCTGGCTATTTTTCTAGTTTCATCCCGAGCGGCAGTAGCTTGCCTTTCCTTGGACCTTGCTGCATAATCTGGATTGTTTGTGAGACCCACTGAGCCAAGTTGGATGTAATCCCCTTGTTCGTATTTTGCGTCGATTAAGCTTGGGGCATTATCTGTCAAGTCCTTGGCGATGTCGGCAAACTCGGCAGCGCTCATATCCTCAATTTCGCCGACTTCCCATGGATTTTCTGCCCCTAGGCGAGCTTCCTTGATTCCAAATGCATCTTGGAAAACCTTACCTAGAGTCAATCCTTCGATAATGTCTGTTTGTACTTCGTTTGCTGAGAGTGGCAGTTGAAGCTCTTCTGATAAAGACCTATTCCCGACGACTATTCCAGCCCATCTGTGGTGTCCGTCAAGAATGTACGAGTCTTTTGTTGTAAGAATTGGTTGCATAAACCATTCTTTTTTCATTTCTTCTAAATATTTATCTCTGAAATCTTTGTCAGATATCTTGGGATTATCTTTTCTTATTTTTTCTGCTACTTCAATTGCTTTTTCTTGAATTGTTTGAGCGGTTCCGTCTGCCTTGCTTGCCACTATTTGTTGCTGTGAAGGCGCATACTCGCTTGGGTCAACATCGCGACGTCTAACTGCAGGACCATTTTCTGGGTCCGAAACCTTAATTAGCCCATTCAGCCAATCAATGAATGGTGTTTCAAGGTTTACCTCAGTGTCATTCCAGTTAGTATTTTCATAAAGCCACTCTTTCGCTCTATCTGAAAGTTTAGAAAAAGAATCTTCCCTGTGCTCCGCCGCCGTCTTTCCGCCCATTTCGTTCTTTAATGAGTGCTTATCGGCGATGATTCCGTACAGGATTCCAGATATTTCTTCATCAGATACCGGGGGCTTGCCTTGTTCTGCGCGTTTAGCATTTTGTTTTTTTACTGCCTTGTCCAGTTCGTCTGCAAACTCTATTTCAAGTCCCCTGTCTCTGGACACGAGCGAGTTATCGTTGGCGTCCTTTAGTGGTTCCCATTTGCCTGCCGCAACGCCATTCTTTAGTGCGCGGATTGCCTTGGTCTTGTGGCCAGATGAGCGCCCATTGGTCTGAGGCATTTTTTCTCTGTCAATACCAATATGCCCTGAACACATGAGGTTGTTGGCAGGGTTGTATAGGGAGCATAGGTCGGCCTGATAATTCCCGACATACTCCCCCTCCATGGATTTACGTGTCTCGGGGTCATCTAGGTCTGCGTCTGGATTTCTCTTTGCGTAGTCTTCTTGGAATGAGCGCCATTTTGGATGATTGTCTTTTATGTGATTTTTTGCAACTTTTTTAACTTCTTTTTCAAAGACCTTCTGTGCTTGTTCAGTTAGACGTATGTCCTGTTCTTTAACTTCCACATGGTGTCCAAGCATCATCATTGCTACGGCTGTATGGACATCATCAACTTCGTAGAGATTTGAGTCCTTCTCGCTAATCGAACTTCTAGCAGAACGCTTTACTACTCCGCCAAACTTCTTGGATATCTCATCATCAGACATGTCGTTGATATTTGTGCCGCTATCGATGACATCGTTGAAAACGTCCAAAGCCTTTTTTGCGATGTCCCCTTCTTGACGCCTGCGTTCGGCCAGGTTCCCGCTTGTATCTATCGTTCTGCCTGAAGAAAGTCTTTCGGAACGTTCTTCTGGTCCCATTTGTGCAAGTCTCTGCGCTCTTCTTGTTGGACGAGAACTATCCGCTGATGACCCAGAAAATGGGGAACGCACACCAGCGCCTGATGCGAGTTTGTCTATGTCTGAATCTGTTGCTCTAACACGCACTCTTCTATCGAAACCCTCATGCATCCTGTAGGCGGTTTCAGCTGCCTTGGCTATGATTTCTTCTTCTGGCGTGTCGGCTATAAATTTCGCCACCTCTGGATGGATGTCTCCACGAGAGATGGTTCCATCTTTCCCGCCACCGCCTAGTACGTCTTTTATGTTTCTGATAATCGAGGAGCTTGCTGCTGTACGCGACTCTGTTCTTTGCTGACGCGTAGATGGCTTCCCTAGTACTCCATCGGGCCTGGTGGCTCCAGAGGAGAGGCTTGGCCCGGCGGGAGCATCATCGTAGTCGGCAAATGAGCCACCGGCATCAGTGACCTTATCTAAAGTTGCCTTACTCTTGGTGCTGGCAGACTCGTCAGAATCACTTCGTGGTCCAGGGCCCGCCTTTCCAGACGAGCGTCGCTTGGTAACATACTTGTCCGCCATGGCTTGGATTTTTTTGCCGTGACTTCTAGCCCAAATTGCGTCTGTCGTGTTCTTGGAGAGATTTTCTGCCAATGAGTCGACGACTTCTACGGTATCTTTTTGATATGAAATTTCTGCACGGATAGTTCCGTCGTTGTCTATATTGGTAATTCTTATCCTGCCTGGCGGAGCAACGAATTTCTGCTCCGAATCCCCTCCCGTAGTCGGGAATAGTCCGCGGTCTTTTTCGCGCACGGAAAGGATAACGCGACGCTTGGTTGTTCCGGACTTGGGGTCACGCTTTCCGCGTGCCGGCATTTCCGTCTTTTTGGTTCTGCTTGTTATGACCCTTCCGGAGATAAACTGGTCCAGGCTGACTTCTTTGCCCTGACTTCTTTGGTAGCCAACATCACCTGGTTTGAAGTCAATTATTGCTTCCATCTCAAATGGTTCGCCTACCGACGTCCCATCGATTGCCTCCATCGTCGGTATGAGTAGATTTTCTACCTGCTGAACGACATCTCCTTCTTCAGAAGATGTTTTATCTACCTTTAGGCCGAGCTTTTTGAGGCGTGCGTTGCGCTTATTTATTGCTCGGCCGGCTCTTGTTTGCGAAACCGGGTCAAGAAGCATCCCTACATCTGATTCCGCCACATCTCCGAGCTCCTTCATGGCCTTTTTCTGTTCGGGCGTTGCCTTTACTCGAGCGCGCTCTTTAGCGCCGTGCTTGCGAGCTTCGTCAGCGCTCTTGAATTTCTTTTTAGGCTTTGATGGTGGATTTATGGTGTCATTAACTTTTTTATCAAGGTCTTTTTTGATTTGCGCTTTAGTCCGCGTATCTCCTGCGGCCTTCATGTTCTCTACGTACTGTTCTCTAATGACTTCAATCTCATCGGCCAATTTCTTGAATTCTTCAGATGAGGGGTCGAGCTTTGAGAGCTTTACCTTGTCGTCAACCAAGAGGCTGATAGTTTTCTTTTCGGGCATTGACTTAACTCTGTCGCGCAAATCATCGAGGTCGGCCCTGCGAGCAATATCTGCCATTTCTTTAGAATCGAGCAGGCCCTCCCGCTTACGGATAGAGTACACCTCATCTTCAAATCTCTTTTTTTCACCACTAGCGCCTATGCCGAACTTCTTGCGCCAAATTTTTGACGCCTCGTCGTATCGTTTTGTGTGAAAATCAAACTCTCTCTTGGCGTCCTTTACCGCTTGAGCCTTGAGTAGCTCTCTGGCGTCGCGCTCATCCTCAGGAAGTGACGGGTCTATCTCTATTGCCTCTAGTGATTCGACTTGTCTGGCACTAACGTCACGCTGAGAGCCAATGATTGCTGCTTCTTCAAACATTTCATCTTCTGAAAATTTGGAGAATTCCGTTTTGAATCTCTTGATTTCTTCACGAATTGCTGCGGTGGCTCGCGCATCAATGTCTTCATCTGATACTGAACCTGGGTCAACGGGGTCCGCGGGAATATCAAATACGTCATCTAATTTTCTCTGACCATCTGTGTCATCACTTGCCGTTCGGTCTCTTGCCGCCACAGAGAAGGACATGTTGTCCATCCACTCAAGAGCAGCGTCAACATCGTCGCCAAAGATAATTCCGCGTTCGCGTAGTGCCCAAATCTCGGCAGATGCTTCCAGCGCCCATACTTCCGAACCTACAGCGTATCCATCACGCGGGTATGCCCCAGCCAATGGAGCAATTGCCTGGATTCTGGTCATTGCGTCATTTAGCGATTCAATATTGATTGAGTCAGCAATGCCAGTCATTATTGACATAAGGTCGGAGCCTGTCAGGCTATTAATGTTCTTAACTTCACGCTCGCCAACAACAGCTCCTTTTTTATTTCTGACCGCAACGGAAATGAAACCTTTTTCTGTAATTTCTTTCTGTATTTTGTCCAGGAATACTTGAGATTGTTTGTGGTGAGCTATTTCATGGAGCATGATATGACTTGAAAATCCATACACGCCATCAAGGAGGCCGGCCATGCCTCTGGCCGTATGGTCTGCATTTACCATGAAATCAGCAACCGCAAGTCGTCCTTCTGCTTCGCTTCTAGCACCAATGGCGGATATTGCTAAACGCTCGTCTCCGCCCATGTTTGGAAGCATGGTTTCTTGATTGGCACTAATCATCCCCATGTTGATGTGTATTGCCGTTTTCATCCCATTTTGCGTTCTATAGAAGGACGTGCCAGCTTCATCATCTGTCATGAAGTTGAATTCAATTCGACCAACCCCCCGCATGCTGCCTGGGTCTGTCATGAATTGGTCAAGCAAGGTTTCAAGCATTGCTCTCTGGGTGGTTTTGTATCGCTCAAAATCAGACTTCAATAGTCTTTCTTGTTCTTTACTAGAGAGTCTGTTCCAGCCAGGTGTAGATGAGAGTCTTGTTTTTACAAATTCTTTTATTTCTACATCTGTTAATAGCTCGTCCCCTTTTCCGGACACATCAAGAACTTGTACATCCCATCCAGCAGTGCCGCCGGTTTGCGAATGCATTTCTTTTAGTTTTTTAAGCGCCTTAACTGGAGCATCTGGGTCGTCGGCGTCAATCCCCAATGCGTCGTACATACGAACAACTTCGGCCTTTTGACGGGCGATATCATCCTGACCGCGAATGGCTCCGTTTTTAAATAAACGTAGATTCTCTGGGACGGCAATGTTTCGCCATTCCGGTATTTTGACTCCCCAGTAGGCGCACTTTTCCGCAATGGCAGGGTCTCTCATCGACCTGGGGCCATGTATCCATCTGAAGAAGTCTGCCGCGTTTTGGCGCAATCCCGTATATTCGCCTTGGGCAGTGAGCTCGGCCGCCTTACGCGCTGCAAAGCGAGAGAATTTTGATGCACTAAATCCAAAACAGTTCGCTCCAGTGGCGTCTGTAAATTGATTTGCTGCAGGCGTTCCCGGAGGACATCTAAATTTATTGTTTTCGTCACGAAGGATGCCAAACACGGCTGCAGCTCGCGAAAGGAGCGAGCCTCCTGGAACTCTAGATTCAAGACTACGGCCCGGTAACCTTTTTTCTTCTAGGGTGTTTTTTTCATTTTTTCGTAAGGCTTGTTGTTTTTCTTCGTAGGTAAGCCCTGCCGCCATCCCAAATGGGTCAATTATTTTTTCAGAATCAGGTATGACCTCATCTGTCCTTGGATTTACCTTGTATTTGCTTAACTTTATTTTTGGCTTTTCCCTATAGGCCCGAAGCATTTCTTCAAATGTTGTCGTTGACTTATCTTCCGGCGGCAACCAGCCGAAGTTGGGCTCTGTGCCCATTCCCTCGCGAGATTGAAAAGGAGGGCTCAAGACAAGCCTCGAACCGGGTTCCCACTTTCCTCCCGTTTCCCATCTATATCCAAATTCATTGGATTCGACACCAGGTCGACTGTCTCCGGTGAATTCTCGTTTTTTCCCGTCGGTATCGACATCGGCTTTTACGCGTATGCCAAAACCTTCTGTAATAGTTTTTGTGACAAGCTCGGCCTGAAGTTTTCCAGTTGACAGAGACGAGTTAATGGACTGCCTGAAAAGAACTGCCTTTTCATTGAAGTCGCCGCAGCACGAAGACGGCACCATGAGTTGTGCTGAAACTATTACTCTTTCCCGCATTGCTGGGGTATTCGCCACGTGGCGCCCCCTCTTAGTTGTCGTCTACGGAGTCTTCGAGCAGCTGAAACTCGACAAGAGACGCCATGAATTCTGCGTCACTCAAATTACTGCTGCTTTTCTCTTCTCCACCGGCTATCCAGTTTGCTGGAATCAAGCTCTCTAACTTGAGGGCGCGAGCACGTTTCATAATGTGCTTCTTGGTTGCCTCTTTGTCTTTTGCTCGACCAAATGCTTGAATTGCATTACGCAAATCACCTTCAGAGACAATTGGGTAAGACCCGTCTTCCATGGCCATGCCATCTTTTGCCAAGTCCATGCGCCTCTCTTCCGAGAACGCATTTTTCATCGCAATTTCTGCCGCTTCGGCTTCAATTCCTTCAATCTCATCGGATTCATACTTGTCGTAGCCGAGGACTTCTCCATCCAATGCCACGAATACGTCGTACGACTTGCCATCAAAGCCTTCTATTTCAACAGCATACGAATCAAATCCCTCAAATATATCGGGCTCAATCGCTACTACTGTTCCATCAATTGATTTAACGGCAATTTCAGCAGCTTCTGTAAAGTCAATTAATCTGAAACTACCGATGTCTGATTTCTTATCGAATTCTGTCATGTCGAGTTTGTGGAAACCAAGAATTTCCGCAGAGGTACCATCAACAAAAACTTCGTTTACGGAACCATCTTTTACCTGTACATCCACAACGAACATATCGGCATCTGGTGAATAACCAGAATCAACGACTACGCCATCAAACATTTTCTCAGCGAGACCTTCAACATGAAGAATTCCTGGCATGCCTTTTTCGGCAACGCAGCCTCCTGGGCAGTCATCGCAAACTGGCGAAGAGCCACCATAGGCCTTGCGCTCAATAGCGCACACATAGCCTGTCGCACCAATATCGGCGACCTTCAGTCCCATGGACCCAATACGAGCGCGACGAATCTCTTCCCACTCAGTATGAAGCGGGGAGAAAGACTTGGCACCCATTTCTGCGTACTCTTCATCTTCCTCTTCTTCATCCTCGTCGTCGTCTTCTTCTTCGCCATCCATAGCTGGCATGGCGCCTTCCATGTTCTTTCGGCGACCCTTGATGTGTCGACGGCCGTTCATCTTTACTTCTTCGTCCTCTTCGAGCTCTTCTTCGACTTCTTCTTCCTCGAGCTCCTCGTCGTCTTCTTCGCCATCCATGACTGGCATAGCGCCTTCCATGTTCTTTCGGCCGGCGCGGCGCATCCGCATCATCTGCTTATATTCTTCGTCTTCGTCGTCTTCTTCCATGACGTCTTCTTCGTCATCCATTGCTGGGACGGCCATGCCCATGCCTTTTTTCTTCTTAGGCATTGCATACATCATTTTTTCGTCTTCTTCGTCCTCTTCGAGCTCCATGGGCGCGACCATGCCCTTCTTCTTCGGCATAACGGCGGCCATTTCTTCCTCCGTCATGTCTGGTTCATCGTCTTCATTGGCCATTTCCATAAGTACATGTCCAGGCTTTTTATTATTGCCTTTTTTCTTGACGGAAGCAGAGGTGGGATTCAGTAACTCTTCCTCATCCATCTCCTCGTCCGCTTCTGGTTCAGCAACAGCGGGCACCATCTTCATTTCTACGGGCATAGCTCCGCACTTGGCACATAGTTCTGCGCCCTTGACGAAGCCGCAATCTGCGACAGCGCCTTTTGCGCACTTAAGAACATTGCCGCCACCGTCAATGCTTAGCGTAACTTTTTCGTCGTATTTCATACAGCTCCCGTTAGTGCAGGGAAATGACCGGGTAGACCATTAACCAATAATGTATTTAAATTATAACCTATCACGCTATACGTGAGTGAATTAGGAACACCCAATACTTCTCTTTGATTTTTTGGCATCTCTAACTTACTGTTCTCTTTTTGCCAGACAAGGTTTCGCCAGACTCAATTCTTTCTGCGGCAGTTCTGAGTTGTTCGGCGCTAAATATGTCATCGATGGTGTGATTGGTGCCGAACACTTCATTGAATCTGTCAACTATTGATTGCAATTCTGAGTCAGAGAATCTTGCTTCGTTTCCTTTTTTCGGAGACCATGCTGAGCCTTTTGCCGTCGCAGCATCTCTTAACGCAACACCCATATCAGTCTTTCCAGTTATCTTGTTTCGACTGGCTTGGCTATTGAGCTTGCTATCAGGAAAACTCTTGTCAATAAATTCGTTCAATGCTTCATACACGGCGTATTTTGATTTCTTGAGTTCGTTGTCAAATCGTTCGCCCGTGGACGCGTCTTTCCAAACTGAAGCGGCGTTAGGTATTAGTCCAGTTCTAATCATGTGAGCGACCGTGGCCGTTGGTATTCCGTCTTTCTTCCATTCGTCCCAGGCTCCGACGGCATCCATTCCGAAAGCCGCAGACATTCGTTCTTTGAGAGTTGTTTTCCATTCTTTTCTATCTATTCCTAGATATTCCAGAAGTTTCTCTAATTCAAAATCTTCTCTGCTTGTCTTATCTCCACTAATTATCTCACCATCTGGTTCCGTGCTAGGCAGAACACCATCAATCAGCTCTCCGTAGAGGTCATATTCTGCCTCTGAGTCGCCCTTGGTCGGGTCCTCTGGGTCAAAGCGACCAGTTGCGCGGAATTTGGACACTGCGCTAATTTCGCCAAGCTTGCTATATTCGTCTGGCGTTATGGACTCGCCCTCTTCCGGGTCAAACCAATGAGGGAACGCGTCCTTGCCGAAGGTCTCGATTATGAACCTGTCACGCATATTTGCACGACCAACATTCTCCATAGCGAGGTCTATCTTTGAGAATCCTTCAACATCACCACTGGGTGACGGCGGAATAATCTTTGCTACTTCTTCGGCGCTAACTGGGGAAAAGTATCGCCATGCGCTCAGCTCTGGTTGCTTGCCGAGTTCGGCAATAAGCAGTCTGACAGCATCATGGTTGATGCCGGCGTCCGGCGCTTCCAGGGCTGCCGTATCTGGACCATTCAAGCCAAGAAGTGTTGCAAGCTCTTTGCGTGTAACTGGGCGAGTCTGAGTCCACTGTAGCGAACTCTTCCCGTCCCTATTGGCGGAAACAAATTCGGTCGGAACTCTTAGAGTTTCAGCAAGTTTGTCCACGGACAGCATCCATGTCAGTGCCGAGGGAGCATCATTCACGTTATTGTCGCCTACTCTGCCGACACGAACGAGGTTTTGACGCTTTTTCATCTCCGCACCAACGGACTTTATTGTTGCAGTATTTTTAGATTTGCGTGCTTCAGTTTCTGATGCATCGTCGTCCACATCTATTGCTATTCCGACGTCACGGAAACGCTTCCACACGTTCATTGAGAAATTCAACTTGGCTTGCTCTTTTGGCGACTTTAAGTCACCCCTAAAGCGAATGCCAGCAATTTCTTGTGCGCTTCCGCTGCCATCGTAAATTCTACTTCCACCCGACGACCCTCTTCTGTTGAGTCTGCCGCTGCGACCAGTTGGTGTATTTTTGGGGCCACTACCCGCTCCACTTGACAAACTCATCGATGGGGGGCCTGTGTCTTCCGGGTCACCTTCGCCCCCGATATCAAGAACGCGCTCTTCGTCTCTCTTGTCAAGGATTGAATCAGCTTCATCTTCGCTTTCAACTATTTCTACATCTGGCGATTCCGGTATGTCGACCTCGTCTTCATTGAGTCCTTCTACGTCCTCAACTACTTCAATTTCTCCTACTGGCTCATTTTCTTTGTCTTTACTTGGCGTAATGCCTCGATTAAGTTTGTCGTACTTGTCTGGGAGGGCTATTTTCCCATCAGCGAATGCGCCCTTACTTATCTCTTCAGGTATATCCCCACGCTTGACGGCCTCTTCTATTCCTCTTCGCTGGTCGGCCGTGACTCCATCGGCAAGATAACTCTCAAATACAGAAGAACCTGGGTCAATCATCTCTTGCGCTCTTGTTAAGGCAACGTAGACGAGGTTTGTTTCTTCCATCCAAGAGACGGCCGTCTCTCCTTGGGGCTTGTCAACCATTACCTCGGATGGGTTCATGAAGTCTTCAGCCAAAACCACGAAACGCGATTCACGCCCCTTGGCGAGTTGGGCTGTAGTTATTTCTACGTCACCGCCAACTTCCCGTGCAGATTCACGAAGTTCAGAGGCAATCTGTGTAAGTATTTTTGCGTTTTCATCCAAAGAACCAGCATCGATAATAAAACCGTCATGAGAACGCCTTTGAGCTCCCGCTCTTTGTGTTGCTAATTCATTGCCTAATTTTACTTTTTCTCCTAGTCCGAGGCGCTCAATGATTTTTTCCATATCCCGGCGATAGCGGCCATTACCCCTGCGACCCTCAATTGGTTTTTCAACGCCATTTGGAAGAATTGTTGGCCTACCCGTATCAACACCATCCCCGGTTATGAATATGCGACCAGTCGCCTTTCCTGGCTTGGTTGGTCCACCGCCTTCTATTTCGAGCTGACCATAAACGCCATGAACCATTTTTGAGTTGAGAGATGGGAGTATTTCAATTTTTTCAAGTTGATTATCTTGCCCTGTTTCACCTTGTCTAACATTTGTTTTTACAGTTTTGTGAGATGCTATTTTTTTAATTTGTTCTGGGCTGACAGCAAATGCCGGCAGTTCAAGGGTCTCTCGTTCGGGAATCATTACCGGAGGGATGTTCACAAGGGTCTTCTTCCCCTTGTCATCTGTTACATATCTACTGGTTCCATTTAGTAGCCTTAGCAATCCTTTTGCACCCAGCGGTAATCCAGATGGGTCATTGGGGTCGGGCTGCTGGGTGAGCCTAAAAAGAGTTGTCAGCTGAGAATATTGAGATTGATTAACTTTTCTTTTTAGCTGACCGATATTCCATACGGGTCCTATGATTGAAGACTCCGGTGGTCTGCCGTTACGCTTCTTGTCGTATTCTTTTTTCGAGGCTTCTGGCAACATTATGTACAACAGGTGCTCGGCAAATGCGGCCATCTGCGTATGTTTTTTCGCGGGTATGACAATTTCTGGCATTATCGAATTGCCGTTTTTGTCTTTTCCTTTTGGTGATAACAGGAACTGCATAAGAAATCCCTGAGCCTCATTGATAATTTGTCTATTAGACCTAGTGAGAATCATAGATGGCAGGTTGCCTTTTTTGATTTCCTCAGCAGCATCAACTATTACGCCAGCCTTGGGCAGAACTAACTCATCACGTAGAGCGAGCAATGCCTTGTCCTGCTCTTTACGCGGCAAATCAGCTATATCAATTTTTCTATCTGGAGTAGAGTAAGTGTTCTCAATAAAAAGAATTTTTTCTCTTCTCTCAGCTTCCGATAGTTCCGGCAAATCTTTGAGAACCCTATTTTTTTCTGGAAGGAGGTCGTCAAAGTTTTTATAAACAACGCCTTGTGCTTCGCCCTTGACGTGTTTCCACGGCGGTTGTTTGACCCCCTGCTTTGTCAGGTATAGGTTTTGTAGAGCCAAAACAAGGTTTCCGAGGTGAGCCACATTGCTTCCATAGCGGAAAGACTGTGTTATCTCCAGTTCGTAGTCTGGCTCGAGTGAGGAAAGAATATTTTTTGCATCATTGAATGCAAATACTCCCTGACGGTCATCTCCGACAACAATTATTGGAAGGTTTTTTCTATTATCAAGAAGAACTTTTTCAATAATTGGGTTTGAGTCTTGAGCTTCGTCAACAAAGAATGCAGCTAAAGGTTTATCTTTTGTGGCAAATTTTTTAGAAAGTTTTGCCATTTGCGTGTTGCCTTTGTTGGGCTTCACGCTTGTCACAATCCACTCTTCACCATCAATTTCGTAAGTTCCGCCAACTTCATAAGATTTAGGAATTGTTTTGTTTTTAATTGACGATGTTCCAGCATGCCCAACCAAGCCAGGGTCCGTACGGAGGTCGGGGTCGGTTAACATCCATACCTTTGGCCCGGCGTCACGATGAAGAAGAAGATTTGAATCTCCATCGAGCATTTTGTCGACGGCCCCCTGAAGCATGCCTATCCACTCGTCGGGAATTTCTTGTTCCGCGAAAGTGGCATCAACGGGACTAATTTCTCCGCGAGCTATCTTCTTTTGCCCTTTCGCGCTCTCAAGGCCTTCTTTTTCGAGTTCTGACATCAAGAACATTTTCTTTGATGTTTTTTCGTCTACAGAAAGCGTCCACCTGCGCATTGCTTTGTTGAAAAGGTCACCAAATTCCTCGACCGTAACTTCTGCGCCATTTGGAAGCTTGAAACCCTCGAGTTCAACGTCCCCTCTTGTGAACGTTATTTTGTCTGACCGTTCTTTGAGTTTTAGGAAATCGACCCAATCTGCCCCATCGTCGAGACGTTGCCAGCCAAGTTCCTTGAACCCAGGCCTCTTTCCAGATACGGTCACCGTATCTCCATCAAAAGTCACGCCACTAAAGTCGTACGGAATCATTGGCGGCTCATCTGGCGTTTTCTCCGCGCTTATGAACTTTGGATTCTTCTTTTTCCCAAACCTTTTTTCACCATCTCTCTCTAAGATGCCAGCTTGGATTTTTCTCCTTAAATTTTTTCCAAATTTCTTATCACCCTGACCAAGAGTGAGGGAGTAGTACCAAATCTTTGAGGTTGTTGCAATTCCTGTATTTCCCGGGAACTGCACCTCTGCCTCGAGCTGATTCTTGACACCAAATACAGCATAATACATGTCACCCATTTTGTATTTTTCTGCGAGTTCTTTCACAGCATCGTTGATTGCTGCGTCATTCATTCCGTCAAAAGAGACGCCATATCTATCGGTAAGATACTTTAGATGCTCAACCCTTTCCTCGCCCTTGGAAGGCACGTTGAATTCTCTCTCTAAAACCCATGAAACATTTTTTAAGGAAGTTGTTTTCCCGGTTCCTGCACCAGCAAGAACGCTCAACACTTTCGGGTCTTTGTTTCTGACCAGATTAATCACTAAGTCAAGAATGTCTCTCTGTTCAGCAGTTGGCTCAACCTTGAGCTTAAACACTCTTCTGTAAGAAATAGACCTGTCGCTGCGCTTGACCTCGGGAACGCCATCTTTTGCGCCCTTGATTGGTCCAGTTACCTTGCCGCTTGAAAGTCCGTCAGCACCTATAACAGAGCCATCGCGACTCTTCTTTCCGACGTCACCGATAAACTCAGAAGCACGAATTATTTTTTCGTCGCGAGAGAGTTCCCCGTCTGGATTCGGAATCATTAACCGAGCCATCTGGGCATCTGGATTTTCATCAAATTGGTCCAAATCAAGCATGTCTTCGATGAAACCAGAAATGGGCCTACTCGGCGGGATAAGTGGGCTGTCTTCGTATCCCGCAATATTTGGAACTTCCAGCCAGGTATCTATCTTGCCCTTGCGTTCATCGTCTGGAATTCCAGCCAAACGGCGCATTGTTGCCGAGCGATTGAGCAGGTAATCATTTGCCTGTTGAGCCTGAAGAATCGCCCTATGAATCGCAGTTGGGTCTGACTGTAGCTTCTTCATCCATGCGTTCAGATACAAAATATGGTCTTCGCGAATTACGGGCTCGAGACCCATTGAGCCCATTGCGAATGCTGAGCCGATTTCTGCAATCAGCTCTTCAAAGGCGTAGCCTTCATCACCAAACGTTTTCCCTAATTTTCTATCGAGTCGGCTCGGATGTGATGTCCAGTGGACTGTTTCATGCATGGCAGTTCCGTAAAAAGCCAAAGCGTCTTTAAATTGTTCAAATGCAGGCATATGAATTTTGTCGGTGCCTGGCCGATAGAACGCCTGCGAGCCCTTCGATTCAACGAATGCTGGCCCTATCTCCTGAATGACTGTTTCTAGGTCCTGAAGTCTCTGTTCTTTATTTATCTCTACATCTTCAAGAGCATAAAACTTCTCTGGGAGCCCCTTGACTTCAGCGACGTTGAAGACTTCCATAACTTTGTATGTTTTTGGACCAGAAACAATATTTCCATTTAGGTCAACAGATTCTCTGCCTCGTTGCGGTACTAGAACTTTTACGCCCTTGGTAGATAGGTCTTTCGCACTAATCTTCCCGCCACGTTTTTTCCATTGCCCAGCCCCAGCCCACCTGGAAGTCTGGTACCCGCGAGCACTGGCAGTTAGCTGTAGGAGCATTTGGTTTGTGCCCTGATAAATTCTACCGCTTGTTGGATTTCTTGCATAAGCTTCGGGGTTCCGCCATGGAAACTGCCACGTTTTTGAATCAGGATTGAGCGAAAGCCCCAGAAGCGCATCAAGAATTTGCTTCGTCATCTCATCGTACATTTCCTGCACGAGTGGGGAATCTTCGGGGATTTCGTCCCCAACATTTAGTGTGCCAGACGAAAGCACTCCATCATATTTGGCCTTCTCATCGCCTGTCCGCTTCGCCTCGGGCTTATTTAGGTACTTGCCGTAGCCGCTTGAAAGACCTTGGCTGGTCTTTTCTACCTGCTTTTTTACGGGCTTTTTCTTTGGCTTTTCAGTATCGGCCATTTCGCCTTCGGCCATCTTCTCGACACGTTCCATGTATTTGTCGATTTCGGCAATGGCCTTCTTTAACTTCTTTATTTGGTCAGAATCTGATGCTCCATCCAAAACGCCTTGAAGCTCGTCACGCTGCGACTCTGCTGCGCCATATTTTTCTGCCGAATCAACATCCGGGTCGTCTATTCGCGGAAGATTTACAAGCTCGCTTCCAGAGGAAAGTTTCTGGCGCTCTTTAGGTTTTGTTATTTTCTCTACTTGAATTTCCGCTCGAGAAATTGCTGCAGCATTCGGCTTCGCAACCTGCCTGGGGGATGGCTTGGGGTTACGGATAGAGCCAGGGCCATCTGGCGTCGGGTCAGTTACGGCAAGCGGAACCCCACGCAGGAATAGTCCCTCTCCAACAATGCCGTTAAGGTTCGCGTCGCGTGCGGTAAATGGGTCAAAGTCTTCCGCACCGATTGACGTGAAGAAACGTCCTGCAGAACGACCTCCGCCTATGTTTGGGCGGTCAGTTAAACGGCCACTAATAGCTCTGCCGAGGCGATACCCGGCTGCTTTCCACTCTAGGTTGTTTTCACTTAAGGATTTTTTTTTTAAGTTTGCGACTGCATTGTCGACTGCCTCAATCAATTCGTAGGTAACGCCAGAGGTCATGAAGATGCCGTTTGTGTCGACGAAAGAATCAACGCCGTGATAGTCGAAGATTGGGTCAAGAATCTGCTTCACTTGAAACGCAAACTGAGGAACAACGGGAAGCAAATATGGCTTATCGTCGAAATCTTCGTTTTTGGAACCGAATTCACTTAAGAACTTAAAGCTCCGGCGCTTTTTTCTGCGCTTGCCGACTACCTTGCGAAGTCCTGCAATTGCCAATTCTCCGGGGTATTTTACCTCGAGGTCAGCAACGTAATCTTCTTCGGCAAATTCCTCGTCGAGTTCGTATGCCTTTGAGCCAGCTCCCTTGACAACACCCTTTGGGATGACAGCAAAACGGCACTTGCCTTCAGGCTCTACTTCCATGTCGATTATCTTGCAGGCGCTTCCACCCTGATAGAAGACGCAGTTTGAACACTTGACGCCGATTCCGGCAACTTCATTTTGTGCAGCAGGAGTATATGCCGCCCACACTCCCTCGGAATCTTCGTTGAACTTTCCGTGACGCTTTACGATTTTTAAAAGAGCATCCCTGAGGTCTACTTCTTCTTGGTCGAGATTGTTGGGGTCAAATCGACTCCCGTTATCGTTTTCGTATTGCACTGGTGGCAAAGGAACTATCTGGTTGCCGTTTTCGCCTGGCTTAATAGCAACTGGGATTGATGGCATTTGAGAAGGCCGAACAATTCTTTGTGGCTCATTTGGGGGCATACCTGGCATCGCCATTGGCATTGCGCTTACAGGAGCAATGGGCTTACGCGCGGGCATTACAACAATGGGGCGCGGCGCACCGAACATATAATGTCCGCGATTATTGCTGAATCCACACTTGTAGCGGCCAACTTCTCCGTTGTCCATTCTTCGCGCAAACGTAATCTCTTCGTCGTTAACTTCCATTAAAGATACTTTTGCGCCCAAAATTGCAGCAAGCTGCTTTTCTATCTCTGCCTTGTCAATTGGGTCTTCTTCGTTCATCATGGACATCAAGATTCCACCGGACAACTCTTCGGACTTAACGGAAATAGTCCCAGTTAGCTGGTTTGCGCCATGCAGAACCGGAGATACCTCATATAACTCAAGTTCATAAATGATATTTGCTTGGGATTTCTGGTCAAACTGAGCTCGAAGTGTCTTGTAACCAATCGACCATTCCTGCTCCTCGCCAAAGAAAGCAACCATAGCGAAGGCCTCTCGGCCTTTTTCCGAATTGAGATTAAACTGAACGCGAGCAAATAGGCCACCAATTCCGGCCATCTTCATCTTCATGGGAAGGCGGTTGTCTGTGTTCGGAACTTCGTAAATCTCCAGGACCTTACCGATGGGGTCGTTCCAACTATGTCCCCAGACAACGCGCGGCTTACGGCGTTGGAGGCTCTTCGTGAATGCTCCAGTGGCAACGATGTCGCCCACAGAGTCCTTGTTGCCGATGCCAGCCACGAAGCATTCGACAATTCCCTGCGCTTCATCCAAATTGATGGAGTCGGAGTGCCCGAGCGTAGACGACTTATATTCAAACAATTCTGATGGCATTCGATAGACCCTTCACGTCGTGTCTATTGAAAATAATAAGCGATTTAGAAGTCTGTCCGGTGCAACTATCACCAAAGTTATTTGTTTAAAGAAAATATTATTTATTTTACTGAAATAGTAATTTCTTTAAACTGTCTGGCCGAAACTCCATGCCGACCTTGTCTCGCGCTCTGCTAGCAATTCTTGCTGGTGCGCAAAAAAATCCGTAAACATTTCTACGAGGCCATCACGAAAGAAGCTAAACCGTTTTTCTTCGTCTGCATATACGAAAGATTTAAGCATTAAGGAGTTAATTTCATTGAAATGAACCTCATTAATTTTCTTCATTCTGGATGTATGTGCATCAACCATTGCTCGGACATCTTTTGCTGGCAGTGCTTTGATTTTTAGACCTTTCGTAGACGCATCATCGACTCGCGACTCAAAGGAATCGTTAATTATCGAGGACACAACGGGGCGAATATCTTCATCAAACTGTCTGTTCCATGTTTCTATTGACAACACGGATTCAATATCAAGCGTGCCGTGCATTAAGGCCTTCCTTGATTTTGCCCCACTTGCCTTTTCGAGAACTACCCGTTGCTGGCGCTCGATAACTCTCTCCATGCCACGAGCTAGGATATTGGTCCACCGCTCTATTGCCTGTTCGCTGCGGTCGATTGGGTCTTTGGTCTCTTGTTTTTCTTCCGTGGACTTTACCTGTATTTCGTTATCCGGCGACGATGCCACGGACATAGGTCCTGGGGGCATTGGGGCCTGCACGCCACCACCAAAGGCTTCTGGCGGGGTCGTAGTTTGGGCAAGCTGACCACTGGCTGCGGACTCTGCAAGTGCCCCAGCCATCGTATTGACGTCCAGCGGTACAGGTTCGCCGCCCGGCGGAACTGGTCCTGGGGGCATTCCTGGCACACCCGGCGGCATTCCCGGTATTCCCGGCGGCATTCCAGGCATACCTGGTGGCATTCCCGGCATACCTGGAACTTCGGTCTGGCCTTCTTCCATTTTCTTTTTGGTATTAGCAATTGGAATAAGATTGGGGTTCTGTAGCAAAGAGTCCGCGAGGTCTGCCTCAACTTCCTTGCGAGAAGAACCGATTCTGTACTCATTCGCGCTGATTAACCCGCCCTGGAACTCCTGTAACAGGTACCTGTCTCTTTCCTGCTTGTAGAGCATAAGAATTGGGACTTCTGACGTGTCAAAATCTAGATAATACTTGTCATCGAGTTCATCAAGAGCTCTGGCGATTGGCTCAAGATGGGGGAGCATTGTTTCCATCCAAAAAACACGGATTTCTTCTCCGGCATTACTGAATGTTCTTCCAGAAGCGTTTCCTATGACGGATTCAGGAACACCAAATGCTGACAGAATTTCTTCTTTTGTTATTTGACGCATCTGAACATATGCCGCATCGCGCGGATTGGCCGAAGTATCGACGAAATCAACACCGTCATCGGCAGCAATAACTGTTGTATGGCCAGCCCTTGCCAGATTGCCGCGGAACCTATTTCTAAGCTCCTCCTTATCGTCTTCTTCCATCTCTCCACGAACAACCAAAATGCCGCCAGGACGACCATCATTAAGCAGGTAGTTGCGGTTGTAGATTTTGGCTAGGTTTTCTATCTCAATGGCAACCCCAGCCGCTTCCAGTGGCGTAAGGGACAGATAAGGGTCGAGAGGGTGCGGTCTTCTTATCCAGCAAACATCTTCTGGCTTTAAGAACTGCTTTTCTCCGTAGGGCATTTGTACTTCGTACCCTGATACGAACTTTTTGGGGTCCGGTATTGGTGCCGTTGATTGAGGTGGAAGAAGGTTGAGGGCAATAATCCCCCCATCCCGTCCTCTAATTTTCTCTACGAATGCCCCTCGAGTACCGAGCATCAGCTGAGCCGACAATCTGTATCGGAAAATAAAAGAGTTTTCTCCTACATTCGCCTTATTATTCAAGAGCTCTAAGAGGGTAGACCTGTTGGCCTCGCGGCCACGAACTATTTCCCCCTGATTAGAGTTGTCTTTCCTAAGAATAATTGGAAGGCGAGCCTGATTTCCAGCAATCGCATCAATACATCTATTGACCCAAGTAATCTTGGACATTCCCTCGCGATAGGCGCGTTCAATGTCCCATCCATCCTTATACGCTTTCCCTGCTAGAGACGGGTTTATGGATACCGGAGCTCCATAGCCCAGGTCCTTGCGGGACGGGGGGATTATATTTTTATTTTGAGACGGGTTCCAACGCATGCGCTACCTACCCGAGGCCCAATAACAAAGCGAAAAGTCCGCAACAAACACCAGCAACCACCCAACCGGCAGGCATGAATATCATACCTGTACCAATACTACAGAACATTATAAAGCAAACCATTAACAAATTTGCGAAAGTTCCTCTGTTCGCCTTGGCTGCTAGTGAAGATTTTGTTTTTTTGAGGAATAAAACTGGAGATAATAATACCACCCTAAGTCTTCCGGGTGATTTTTTGCGTTGTTTTTTTATGTTCTCTGATGCTGGTGGCATGTAAGATACAGTAGCGCAGAAGTTGGCCCTCGGGCACCATGGGCGCTATTTGATTGGTTACGTTAACTTATGGCATCAAAATCTAACTGGGAAGAAGTTCTAGAGTATCTGAGCCCCAAGCTGCCTCCTTTTTGCCCAGAAGAGCCATCTTTGAATCAAAAAGTTTTTTTGAGGACAAACTGTCTTGAAGGCCTCTTCGGTGGGGCGGCCGGTGGAGGCAAGTCCTCAGCCCTTTTGATGGCCGCCCTACAGTATGTGGATGTCCCTGGCTATTCGGCAATCCTCTTCCGTAGAACATTTGCCGACCTCTCTCTGCCAGGTGCCTTGATGGACCGCTTTAAATCGTGGATGAGCAATTACGACGATGTTCACTGGAACAACAATAGTTTCGTGGCCACCTTCCCGTCTGGGGCTCGCATTTCATTCGGTTACCTAAATAACGTTAACGACTATCTGAGATACAAAGGTTCTGAGTTTCAGTTCATAGGGATGGATGAAGTTACAGAAATCCGAGAATCCGACTACAGGTACCTTTTCTCTCGTCTGCGTCGTCCCGCAAGTGGTCCTTTGGCGCAGATTCCGCTTCGAATGAGGGCAGCGTCCAACCCTGCTCCGAATTGGGTTCGTCAGCGGTTCATCGTAGAGGGCAGAGAGACTGGACGGGTCTTTGTTCCATCCACGCTTAAAGACAACCCAGGAATTGATGCAGATTCATATAGGCAGGCCCTGTCTGCCCTAGACCCCGTTGAACGGCGACGTCTAGAAGAAGGCGACTGGTGGTCGACGACCCTCGGTAGCCTTTTTGACCGCGAATCTTTCATAATTATCGACCCTAGCGAAATACCTGTCATAACCAATTCTGCCAGAGTTGTTAGATTCTGGGACCTTGCGGCATCCGAACCATCCGCGTCATACCCCGACCCCGACTGGACGGTTGGAACCCTAATGATGTTTGATGGCGGCATTTCGTATATTCTCGATATCAAGAAAGCACGAGTAAGAGGCGAGAAAGTAGAACAGCTAATTGCCCAGACAGCAGCAGAGGACGGGTACGGAGTGGCTGTCAGGATGGAGCAGGAACCAGGCTCGTCTGGCAAGGCACTAGTCGACCAGTACGCTAGATACGTGGTCCCTGGTTACGATTTTGGCGCTATGAGGCCGACCGGAGACAAAGTAACAAGAGCACGTCCATTTGCCGCGTCTGCAGCGAACGGAAACGTTCGCCTGGTTAGGGCTCCATGGCTCACGGATTTTCTTGATGAATTTTCATCCTTCCCCGAGTCCGCTAATCACGACGACCAGGTAGACTCCGCTGTTGGAGCTTTTACTTTTCTTACTGGCTTGGGGTTGCCTAGACGTAGAAAAGCTTCTATACTCCTTTGAACTACCAATAAATTAGACACATACTAAAGGGACCAATATGAGCTTAGAAAAAATCCAGGAACTCCGTTCGGCTATTTTAGAGCTTGACGGACATGTTTCGTCATTCCTTGCAGAAAACCCAACAGCAGAAAAAGCTGGAGAAGTTCTTGCAGAGTTGAACTTTCTCAAACGCGACATGTCTGTTATCTACGAACAATTCGCGAATCTTTTTGCCGAAATTATGGGCCTCTCCGACACAATTTCTCTTCCAGATGGTACGACCATTGAAAAGAAATCTTCCTACGACAGAAAAGGCTGGAAGCATCTAGACCTAGGCTCGGCTGTCGCGGAACGTCTCGTAAACATGTCTGTCGATATGGATACTGGCGAAGTTACAAAATCTCCAAAACAAATAGCAGAAGAAATGCTTACATACTGTGCCCCTTCGTATTGGCGAATTAAAGAACTGAACAAAATTGGGATTAACGCCGATAGCTTTAGCGAAGTTGGCGAGCTCAAAACCAGCATTATTGTCCGTAAACCGAAAAACTGAATAGAGGAAAAATGACACAGAACAGCAACGATATCGCCCGTCTCTTGGCGGAGCCGTTTCCAGAAGAAATGGAACGAACACTCATAAAAAGTGGTGTTGAGTTAATTTATCTGCCAATTAGTGAAGTTATAAATCGCCTAAATAAGGTGCTGGGAATGAGCAACTGGTCATTCGAAATCATTTCTGTTGCTCGTGATTTAATCGATACTGACGAAATAATTGCGCACGTTTCCCTTACGGCAACGATTGATGGATGCACGATAACTAAGCACGGCTTCGGTGGACAGTCAGTAAAGCGTCAGAGAAAAGACAATAAGCCTGTTGACCTTGGCAACGATTTCAAGGGAGCAGTCTCGGATGCCCTTAAAAAAGCAGCACAGCTACTTGGTGTCGGACTTTATCTAGCACGCTCTTCCGATGCCATGGATGCTGAAGACGCAATTGGCGCATCCATGCCTCACGTTGAGCCGAGCCCCAATATTGAACCATCTTCTGAATTGGACGAAGAATGGAACAACTTTGTAGGCGTCACAAAGACTCTTGACAAAGAGCAAAAAGAGTCCCTAAATGACTTTTGGGCGAAATACTCTTCTGGAAAGCCAAAGCCGACCCGCACTACAGTGACAGAAGAAGAAATTAAGGCTCTCATAGTAGAAGCAATGCGTTTATCTTTCGGAGCGACAATTATTGAGTCACCAAATGACAAGTGAACAGTCGGTTGTCATGAAAGCCCCAAACATGCTTTCACCGTCTTCAATTGGAACATTCCGTCAGTGTCCATTAAAGTTTAAGTTCACTAAAATTGATGGCTTGCAAGATTCTCCCACTGAATCCACAATGCTTGGAAATTTCGTGCATGAGATTCTCGAAACAATGTACGCCCTTCCTCCTGAGCAAAGAACTCAAGACACTGCGAGATTGATTGCTCGCGACCTGTGGGAGTCAAAATGGGAAGAAATGGTAAAAACCATTATTCGTTCAGAAAAAGAAATCAAACTTTTTAGGTGGACCGCTTGGTGGTGTGTTGAAAATGTTTGGGCCCTAGAGCAACCTATGGAGGTTCAGCCATGGGCGATTGAAGAGCATGTAGAGGGGGAAATCTCTGGAGTGAAGCTCCACGGATACATAGACCGCCTTCATGTAGATGGAGATACGGCCAAGGTTTGTGATTACAAAACCGGGAAAACTCCCAAAAAACAGTATGTTGATGATAAGTATTTCCAATTAATAATTTACACTCAACTTCTAGGAAGTGCCGGAATAGAGGCAAAAAACTTTGAGATTGAATTGCTTTATCTAAAAGACGGCGTCAGATTTGAAAAACGAGTAACCGAAGAAGACATTGCAAATGTTGCTTCTGTCATTGCTGAGGTTAAAGCCGGCATCGACCTGAGAATTGCTCAGGGTCATTTTGAGCCAAACAAGTCAATTCTTTGCAATTGGTGCGGCTTCAAGTCAATTTGCCCAGCCTGGAAATAAGTTGCAGGCCCTAATGGAGACATCACAGATTAATAAAACAATGAATACAAAATGGAACGACGACGCCTTTGCAAGAATGGTTGCCGAAGAAGTAAAAAACAAAACTTCACTTCAAGAACGCGAAGAACTTCAAAATCCAGAACATTGGGATAGATGGAAGCGTGCTCTTATAGCTCTTTCGGACAACCTACAAAGACAAATTGATTCAATAGAGGCAGATAGTGAATCAGACCAGCAGCGTTATTCTTCTCTTGGTGCCAAAGGTGGGAAACTAACGACGGAAGCACTTCGTTACTATGGTGAAAAAGCAACCCGAATCAAGAGATTCAAATATCACGTAGACCGCCGTCTTGACGACGTCTGCCTAATGATTGACACAGGGGAAACCAGTAATAACGACGGGTGGAAGGAAGTTGACTTTTACCGCAGGGCAATCATTGCGCACAAAAACTTATTAGAAGAGTTTGACCTTGAAGATACGGCCATCGACCGTTCGCTATGGGATTGCCTTGATGGTAAATGGACTTTCGGGGACATTAATAATGACAATTTATGATGTAATATTCATACTTAATGAAGCCCAATAAGCCAATTAAACGAACGCCGCTCAAACGCAGTACAAAGAAAATAGCCAAACGTAGCCAAAAAACTGAAGAAATATACGTTGAGCGCCGCAAGATTGTTGCTCGAATGCTGTCTGATTTCCCACTTTGTTTTGCCTGCCCAGTTTTTGCCAAGAATGATGGATTGCATGTTTTTATTCATCGCAATAGTGTCGATGTGCATGAGCTCGTTCGTCGCTCGCAGGGTGGCTCAATACTTGAAGAAGAAAATCTCGTTACCGTGTGCAGAAAGTGTCACTCAAGAATCGGCAACGAACCGGCCCTTGCTTTTTCGCTTGGGTTGGCCAAACACTCATGGGAGTGAGTGTATTATTTAGTTATCTTCAGAAATCGCTACCTGAGGACCCAAATAGGTGCACGGGCGGGTAGTTGTTCAGCGTTGAGCTACTACCCGCCTTTGTATTTGCTATAGTCCACAATTGTGCGTTTACTTGGGCTTGACCTTTCTCTTACATCTACCGGCTATTGCGTAGAAGAAAAGACTGGAGTCATAGCCCTTAAACTAAAAGGGGCCGAAAGGCTATCTAGGGTTTCTGACGAGATTATTAAAATAATTAAGACCAACGCGATAGATGTTGCCATAATTGAGGGCTACTCTTTTGCCTCGCGTAACAGCCAGGCTCACAGTATTGGCGAAATGGGGGGTGCTGTAAGAATGAAATTGTGGGAGATGAACATCCCCTATGTGGAGGTTCCACCTACCTGTAGGGCAAAGTTTGCCACCGGCAAGGGCAATGCCGGAAAGACTGAGGTTATTTCAGCTATTTCTGCTAAGACCGGACTAACTTTTTTGGGGGCTGGGGCAGACGACGAATGCGATGCATGGATACTCCGGCAGATGGGCCTTGCTTATATCGGAGAATCAAAGGAATCTTGGACTAAAGAGCAATTAGAGGCTTTAATAAAAGTAGACTGGTCCCCTATCGAGGGAATGAGAGAGGTTTCTTAGTATGAGAACAACGCCAATTAGCCAAATTGATATTGAGCAGGAGTTGCTCCGGTTGATGGATATGCTTGAAGAAGAGACAGAGCAATTTGAATCTCTATCTATGGATATGGCAAAAAAAGAAGCTCTCTATAAAGCCAATTGGGCTCGCGAATATCTGTCTGCCAAGGGGTCTATAAAAGAGAGAGAAGCGTGGGCGGATTACAAGCTTGACCAGGAGTACTTTGAATACAAGTGTGCCGAAGCTCTTGTTAAATCTAAAAGAGAAAAGCTTCTTTCCGTTCGCTCATCCATGGATGCAATACGAACACTAAACGCCAACGTTAGAAATCAGGTATAGAACTATGACTCATGGAATTCACGAATCACTCATTCAAATGGCCGTAGACATCGAGACGCTGCTGCCACTAGAATCAAACCCCAGACGCGGTGACGTAGGAGCAATTATGGCTTCGTATCGCGAATTTGGACAAATCAAACCAATAGTTGTTCGACCCAACGATGATGGAACGGCGACAGTTATCGCTGGAAATCACCAGCTAGAGGCAGCAAAAAGGTTGGGCTGGGACAAAATAGCAGCCGTCAGCTTTGCGGTTGATGGCGAGCGAGCTATTGCCTTTGCGCTTGCAGACAACAGAACGATGGAGCTTGGATATACCGAGCCAGAGTTATTGAATGAAGTAATACTTGAACTGGCAGATATCTACCCGGAGCTCATCAACGGACTCGGATGGGATGAATTTTACACTGCCGAAATAGAACAAAAACTCATTCGTGAGGACAATAGAGTAATAGAGCCTGGTGCTGGATTCATTTCACCGACTATTAGTGGGTCTTCGGATAATGGATTTACTGTTGTTGCAAAATTTGACAGTTATGACGACTATGACAATTATGGAGAGAACAAAACAAGCACAAACGCATCACCTACTGCGCCAGAACTAGACCGTAATATGGTGAACGTTACCCATACGGAAGATGGCAAGCAGCACATTGAAATACGTTCAGGCTTCGACCAAAATGATGCCGTCAAACGTGGCTCAACGACCGTCTCTCCGGGTTCGGCCCCACGAGCCGTCGTTCAATGCACAATTGTATTTGACGACACGACACAGCAGGCTAGATGGTATGAATTTTTGAAGTGGATAAAATCCGACCCCGCAGTAGTCGGAGCAACTACCGCTGAGAAGCTGATAGATTTTATTAATCAACACATAGAGGTTTAATATGGACCAACAAGAACAGGTATACAGACATCTACTACAAGTGGCTAGGGTCTCCAAGAATGACTGTCCGAAGATATTGGACATCATGGACAAGCACATAGCGGACTCCGCATATTGGAAGGCTGTTGCCGAGAGAGCTCTAAATGAGAACAACGAGCTCAGGGCAGAAATACTCCGCCTCAACAAAATGCACAAAAACTAATGACTCGTCAACGCCTGTTCTTGGATATGAGTTGCGTTGACGCTGCTCGTCAAAGAATACGTCACGTATACGACACCTTTGACACGGTGTGTGTTCAATTTTCTGGCGGCAAAGACTCAACCGCCGTTCTTCTCCTTGCCAAAGAGGTCCACGAAGAGCGTGGCCTAGGCCCTGTTAAGGTGATTTTCCGCGACGAAGAAATGGTAAGTCCTGTCGTCGTAGACTACGTAGAGAGGGTCCGCAACTACGACTGGGTCGATATGGAGTGGTACTGCTTGCCGTATCCAGCGGAGATATGGGTCCTTGGCTACAGAATAACAACCCTTCTGTGGAGTCAAGAAAGATTTGAACAAGATAGGTGGGTGCGCCCAATGCCGCCATGGGCAATTAGTGGCAAAAATTTTGGGCTAAGCCATAGTGTTTCATTACCTGAGCAAACTGACTATTACACAATGCAAGGCAAAAAAGGTAATGTTGCCTTTCTGACTGGAGTTAGGGCGAGTGAGTCAATGGTCAGGTATAGGTCGATTGTTCAGAAACTTCACGAGAACTACATAAACACGCCATACAAGTTAAAAAAGGGAATACCACTCAAGTTTGCCAAAGTCATATACGACTGGAACACGGATGATGTTTTTAAATTTATCATCGAAGAGCACGACGCAGAGTACTGCAAGTACTATGACCTCGCAACAATAACTGGAAGCAACACGCGAGTTGGAATCCCTCTGCATGCAACTGCAATAAGACGGATTGGGGATGTTGTCGCAACGGAGCCAGAGTTCTACGACAGACTTTATGAGTGTTTCCCTTACATTGACGCACAGCGTAGACTTTGGCCCGAGTTTGACTCGGAGAAACTGATTGACATCTACGCCCAGTTTGGCTTTGATGGCGCTTCAAGTTTCATCGAACAATATTTGGTAGGTGAAAGACGACAAACAGAGGCACGTGCTTATGTTTCTAAATTTAGAAAAAAACATTTGTCGGACCCACATGGGTACCCGGTTAGCTGGCTTATAAGAAATTTGATGCTGAACGATATCGACGTTAACTCGCCAACGCCAGTTGGACCCAAGACAAAGGCGCACACGGTCAGGGCTGTAGAACTAGAGAGAGCAGACATATATGAATATTAATATTGAATACGTAGAACCATCCCGCCTATCCGTCCCCGAATGGCGAGCCACATATACCCTACGCCCGGAGATGTTAATAATTTCAGCATCACTATCTGAACTTGGGTTCATTCAGCCAATACACGCTCGCCTATCTACTGGGGAGATAATCGACGGTTCTGAGCGTTACATCTTGGCAACGAGTATTCCGCAGATTTTAAAAAAGTCCGAAGGCAAAATCCCAGTAGTGTTTCATGATGTCGACCAGGTTGATGCGATGATGATGCATCTTCGCCTAAATCGGGGGCATTCGCATGTGATTGCAGAGAAAGCTTCCAAAATAATTAGGTCTGTCAGGCGTTCCGGCAAGTATGGCGCATCCGATTTTCAGGACATTCTCTGCATGCGAGCAGAAGAACTTGCATTAATGCTTGACGGAAATTTGTTCAAAGTCAGGAAAATAAAAGAACATAATTACGCTAGAGCCTGGGTTCCGATAGAGGCTCCCCCGAATTCTGTGCCCCCAGAAGTGCTTTCAATAGAAAGACCGCCTAATTCCGACAGATAGATAAAAGTATTTTCTGGTATATTTGAACAAAGACCATAGGAGCTTTTATGCCAGGAGTACGTTACGGCCCAGACATTAGTGATGACGCCGCACAAATTACCGATTTTGTCAAAGAAACGCAAGCAAAGCTGCGCAAGGGAGCAAAATTATCCAAAGCCGACAGCAAGCGTCTTGATAATTATAAAAATATCGCAAAAGACATTTTTGGTGTAAAAAACTCAGACTTCGATAAAGGCAAGCTTGGCGATTTGGCGGAAATGGCCAGATACGGTGGTTCAAAGTCGCGAAGCAAAGCTGCGAAAAGTTGGAGAACCGGCGGAACCATGAAGAAGTCCGTTAGCAGGGAGTTTGCGGACCGTGGCGACTCTAGTGGTCGTAAGCCTGGTGGCGTAGGCGCCCCAGCCGATTCATGGTATGCGGGTCGCACTAGGTCAAAGAGATTCCGAGAGCTTGAAGGCCGAGCCCAAAGAAGAATGACAAAAAATGGGGCACAATTTGGTGCAGCCAAGATTGCACCAAGAGCTACCAAGCCAGACAACTTCTTGTCTCAGGTTGACAAATTAAACCTAGCAAGAACACGTGCAGGCGGCAGCGACATTCTCAATAGGCCAAGAGGGGGCAAGGCCCCAGGAGGACGCGTTCTAGGCGCAGGACGTCCAATCCGTCCTCCGAAGGCCAAGTCAGCTGCTCGAGCCGTGCAACGACAGAGGGCAAAGACAGGAGCGGAGAAAGCTGCCGACCTTGCAAAAGGCAAAAAGGGCGGAAAAGGCGGAGGCAAAAAAGGCAAGAAGAAATAAACTTCTTCGCACCGATTTAGTTCCTCATTAAATAGTCATCATAGTTTTCAAAGCCACTATCTGGCTCCATGTCTTCTAAGATGTCATCCCAGTAGATATCTTCGTCCGTGCCAATATCTTGTTTAATCAAGAAATCTTTGACAGATGTGCTCGGTTCTAGCGTTGCTACGTACTTTCCCGTTTCATCCTTGCCAATAATCTTCATACCTGTAGCGGCCATCATAGAGCAAGTGATGGACCATAGAAAATCCGTGTAATCACTCATTGCATCCTCATTGACTTCGCCTTCTTCGTCAAAGATGTTTTCTTCTCTTTCGTTTACCCAGAAAAAAAGGACCTTTAGGACATTTTGCAAAACTTCAACATTTGCTGCCCGCTTGGTTTCTTCGTTGGAAAAATATTCTGTAATCGTAATTTCTGTTTTCATTTGGATTCATTCTCCTTTTCAAAGTGTTCTAGTGACTTATATGGCTTGAATTTCACAACGTAGTCGCCGTTAATATTCTCCCCAACCACCCGCATCCCTGCCACGGCCATCAAGAGCGAGGCAAGGCCAAAAGACTCATCCATCAGGTCATCTATGTCCGATTCGCTCATTGGCTGACCGTCGGGCATAAACAGGAAAAAGATAACCCTAGTTATTCTTCCAAGAATCTCCATATTTATTGACTTAAGGTCATCTCCCTTGATGTCAATAATTGTATCGAATTTACTTTTTCCCGACATGGCACGAATCTACACCAATTCCGTTGCTCGGTCAACCCTTCTCTCCTCCCACAAGTTAACTAGGTGTTAGAATTTGATGAAGCATTTATTTGCAAAATCGCTTTATCACGGGAGTGACGATGATTGTCTCAGTTAATGATGTCAAGGTATATATGGATATCAAGCTGTCGGCACGTCAGGAAGATGCCGCCGTCATGGTCCTCGCCGGTCTTCAAAGCGAGCTCGAATCATTCCTACGTCGCCCGATAGAGGTCAGCGAATATGTAGAAGAGCACCGTCTGGACTCCAATCACAATGGCACCCCAATGGGGACATTTTTAACAGCAGACAACACCAGTTATAATTCTTCCTTCACTAAAGGTTCATACACCGACATAGTTGCGTGGGCGACACCGCCACCCGCTATTTACTTTAGAAATACCCCAATTGCTTCAATATCAGAGGTTAAGGTAAAGCCACTTTTTGGCACGGAAAGAGTACTTATTGAAGATACCGACTACGTTACGCGAACATACGGGATTGATTACTACCACGGATATTCAGATGATTTAATAACCATTACGTATACTGCCGGACTTGATGGTCCATCAATACCCGTATTCAAGCTAATGATACTTAGAGCAGCATCACGTGAAATGCAAAACATGCACGACGACGTAGTTGGAGTCAAGGACATCACAACGAGAAATACTGGTCCGCTTGTTACGGGCTTCCTTGATTCGGAACTTTCTTCATTGCGCAAATACCGTCGCGTTCGGGCTTAATTATGTCCAGAAGCGGCATAGTAGTTTATATTGGAGATACCGATTTCCACGGCGAGGACGCAAAGGACCGCTTAGGAAACATGAAAGACAGGGCTAAATCAATGCGGCCTGTTTTGAATTGGGCTAAGGGTTATTTAGAAAGAGCATATTCTAAGAATTTCACCACCATGGGTGCCCTTTCCGCCAAGGCGATGCTCAAGGGTGCATGGCCACCACTAGACGATGACTATGAGTCGTGGAAGTTCCGCAATGTTCCTGGGGCTCCACCTCTGGTAATAACTGGAAAGCTGTTTCGCAGCGTCGCCGGCATGGGGTCTAGTCCCAAGAACTCGATTAGTGACATGGAAGGAACTTTCGTAATTGATAGCCCAATTGCGAAATTTCACCAGTATGGAACTCAAGACATGCCTGCTCGCCCGCTGCTATTTGTTCCTAAAGATTTTGACAGAGACATCAATAAAAAAGCAACGCAGTACATTGTCCAAGGAAGCAAGCTGGCATGACCTATTTAATGAATGGCTCGCATTTTGCTAAAAAATATGTCAATGACTATTTGACCGCCGACCTTCCGATTCGCCTCATTCGGTACAGAAACGGCTGGAACCTCGATAGCACGAAACTCCCGGACCCAGGCCAGTACATAGGTTATGAGCCAATGGCGATAGATGAATGGCCCTCGGTTATTACTGTCGCGCTCTCCATGAATGGACTTGAAAGAATAGGTTACGACCAAACCGACCCTCTTTATCGCGTCAGCTACTCCATGCGGACCTATCTATGGGTACGAGACGAAGGAAATGAAGCAACAACTTTAATGAGAGATAGATTGACGACGGTAACTAGAAGCGCCCTTCTTGACTACCCTTGCCTCAAGGCCCACGACTCACGAACGTCTTTTAGGGCTCTTATCAGCGAAAATAGCTTCCGGGAAGAGTATTCAGACATAACCCTACTCAAGGGCGACCGAATGATGGCAGGGGCATACATTGCCTACACGCTAGAAATGGACGAGGTTGTCGCTCGAGAAGCATTGGGTGTTGTCTCAGAAATAGACGTTGAGACTACGCCTACTGGCGTTAGTCAGGAGATGCCATCTCTTGATTACTAAAAATATTGTTTTAAAAGTTCAATTCATAGTTGCACAAAATAATAGAATCCCATCTGTACAATTGAAATCACAAACAGGATTCCCTATGCGAAACAGTGAGGTTCTATGCCTGGCGTAGTCATTTCAACTTCAGTTAGAACTGGTCCATCAACGGCAACAGTCCGCGAATCTTCGCAGCTGTTTATTGTTGGCAAAACAGAGCGCGGTCCATCGGACGAAGCCGTACTTGTCGAGAGTCTTAGTGACTTTGAAGACATTTTCGGTGGATTTCTGACGTCCTCGTACACCCACCCAACGGTGGAGACATTTTTTGAGGAAGGTGGGACGCGAGCTTTCATTGCGCGTGCCGTTGGTGCATCAGCAACAGTCGGCACGTTGACTTTGGCCTCCTCAGCTCCCGCCGACGTGATTACGTTGACAGCGAATGGCGCAGGCGCTTGGAGCGCGGACGTTGAGGTTGCTGTGACGCACCCGACCGCGACAACCTTCAAAGTTGATATTTACTACCAAGATGTTTTGAAATACACAACTGGAAGCGTGACGACAGCATCACAGGCAGTCGGACGAATTAACTTAAGTGCAGTTGCTGCTCGCTATGTGACTGCAGCAGTTGCTTCTGGTGGTACGGCCCTGAAGCCGGCAGTACTTGAACCAACAGCATTAGGAACAGGTGACGACAATAATGACACCGTAACTTCTACTGAATATATCGCTCAGCTTGCGTTGTTCAATGACGCTCTCGGCTCGGGCGCTGTTGTTTGCCCAGAGGATAGCGGCGACACTGTGGCTGAAGCCCTCATCGAACACGCAAACGCAACTAGCAGAATTGCTATTCTGTTTGGAACGGAAGGCGCGACCGCTGCTGCCATGAAAGAAAAGGCACTCTCACTGCAAACAGGAGAAGGCTCGGAGCATGCAGCCCTATATCATCCTTGGGTTTTAATCCCCACCAGCGTGCCTGGCATAGGACGATTCATCCCGCCAG